GCACAAACTATTGAAGATAAATTCGTTTATAGAGTTAGTAAATTTCAATTGAAAAAGGAAAATCAATTATTCAAAGATATTTATAAATTAATTACTGATACATATGATTCTAAAAAGTTTAATGAATATTATATTGATTGGCTTAAAAGTGTTAAAGAAAATTAACAGAGGGTACATGATGTCTCATATTAATAGTTATATATATGGTATATGATGTACCCATATTAAATAAATTAAAAAAGACTTGAATACCTGATTAATATATGGTAATATTTACTTAGAAACAAATTAATAAATTAAATAGGAGTGATATTAAATGGAAAATAAATATTATTGTGTAAATAACAAGACTCTTGCTACTGCTTTAAATTATGTAGGGTTCTCATATATGAGATTTAATGACAAAGACAATAATAATGAGACAAGTTATAGTTTTGAGAATAGTGAAGATTTTAAAGAAGCACTAGATACATTAAATGAATTAAGAAGAAAAAACAATAAATTTAAAAAATAAATTATAAATCAAATAGGAGGTTTTAAATTATGGGAAGAAAAAAATTAACAATTGAGGAAATTAAACATTACATGAATATAGAAAGTGGAAGTGGTTGTAAATTATTATCTACAGAATATATAAACAATAGAACTAAATTGGACGTTATTTGTAAATGTGGGAATGAATTTAAAATAAACTTTCATGATTTTCAAGCAGGGAAAGTTCAATGTAATGAATGCTCAAAGCGGAAAAGTGATACGACAATAGAGGAAGTAAAACAGTATATTAATAGCAACTCTGATTGTGAATTATTAGAAGAAGTATATATCAATGTCGATACAAAAATGAAATTTAAATGTGGTTGTGGTGAAACATTCTATACCACATTATACAAATTTAAATCAAGAAATAAAAGACAATGTAATAAATGTAGCAATTCTGAATTATGGGATAAGAAAAGAATAGAAGACTTTATTAATACCACAAAATGTAAACTAATAAATTTTTATAGAGATGATGATTATAGAATACAATTAAAGTTACAATGCAACTGTGAAGAAATTTTTGAAACAGAATTACATACTTTTATTAGAAAAAAGGACAAGGTTTGCAATAAATGTAGTGAATATTCTTATTATTCTATAGATATGATAAGGGATTTTGTAAATAATAATTCAGACTGTGAACTTATATCAACAGAATATATAGATATTTATTCTTTATTGACTTTTAAGTGTTATTGTGGTGAGTTATTTACAACTTCATTTACTAATTTTAGAAAACAAAATAAAAGACATTGTGATAAATGTGGAATCGAAATTAGAATATTTAAGCAATTATACACTTACGAAGAAGTAAAAGAGTATATAGAAAGTAATTCAGATTGCATACTACTTTCTACAGAGTATATAGGATGTTATGATAAATTAAAATTAAGATGTGAATGTGGAGAAATATTCGAAGTTAGTTTTGATAAATTTAAAAATCAAGGCGATAAAAATCAAGTTAGATGTGCTAGATGTAATAACAAAGAAAGTATTCCAGAAAGAAAAATAGAAGATATTTTAAAAAGAGAACATGTAGATTATATAAAACAATATAGATTTGAAGATTGTAAATATAAAAATACGTTACCTTTTGATTTTTATTTATTAGATCATAATATCTGTATAAAGTATGATGGTGAATTTCATTATAAAGAAATATTAGGTAGCGATTTAAAATCACAACAACTAAGAGATAAAATTAAAACAGATTACTGTAATAAAAACAAAATAACATTAATAAGAATTCCATATTGGGAACAAAACAACTTAGAAAATATAACAATGAATATAATTAATAATTTAGAAGAAGTTGCTAATTAATTTTAGTAGCTTCTTTTTGTATGTAGAAATTTAAGAAAGAAGGTGATTGTATTGCCATTAAAAAAAGATACAGATACAAATTATTGCGTAATGCAATTATCAACAAGATGTAAAAATAAAGATGGAATATTGCCAATGGGAGATTTTTATTCTGCAAGCAGTTCAAATATTTTTAAGAACGGAAAGATGCCAATTTGTAAGCATTGTTTTAAAGAATATATATATATTGATGGAGAAATAAATATTGACAGGCTAAGAAATTTACTTATGGTGTGTGATTATCCTTTTTATGGTGTTGAGTTTAAATCGGCATTAGAAGATAAGAATGAAACATTAGGCACATATTTTAAAAATATACAACTAAATCATAAAGGAGCAACTTGGGTTAGTGGAGATGTAGGTAAGAATTCTGATATAGAAATAGATAGAAACGGAGATATAATAGAGAGTGATTTTAATCTGACACCAGAAATAATAAAATTTTGGGGGAAGAATTATACAAATGAAGAGTATTTATTTTTACAAGAATATTATCATGATTTAATTAGAATTTATGATCATTCTCAACCAGTTCAAATAAATAATTATAGAAATATGGCTAAGACTCAATTACAAGCTAATAAATGCTTAACTACTGGGGATATGGGTGGTTATGATAAATCAATGAAGATTTTAAGTTTGATTAGTGGAGATAGTAATATAAAACCCGTTCAAGAGTCTAGTTCAGATAGAATTCAAAAGGGTGGATTTGACGCATTTATTAAACATATAGAAGAAGATGAACCTGTTCTAGATTGGGAAAAAGATTTGGGTCATAAAGATATTGTTAAGAATTTATTGAATATATTCTTTTTTGGACATCTATCAAAAGCATTGGGAATATCTAATCCTTTTGCAGACGAATATGATGAAGAAATGTCTTCATATACAGTTAAATTAGATGAAATAGAAGACGAGAAAAATCAAGTAGACTTTCTAGGAGAAGATTCTTAATGGGAAGTATTAATAATTTTAAAAACAATCCCAAACAGAATATGTTTGATAAAACTAAAAGCGTAAATAGTCTACAAGAAGTAGTTACTTCAAATGATAAATTCATGAATAAAGTAAAAAAATGGGCTAGTTTTTACCGTAAGTATCCATTTATGTTCTGTAAAGATTACCTAAATTTGGATTTGAAACTTTTCCAAAAAATATTACTATATCTAATGTTTAATTTTAATTTCTTTATGTTCATCGCAAGTCGTGGACTTGGGAAAAGTTGGCTTACAAGTGTATTCTGCATATGTAAAGCCTGTCTTTATTCAAAATGTAAGATAGTGGTAGCTTCAGGAAATTTAAAACAAGCAACACAAATTATAAAGTATATAGATGATATGAGAAAAGATTGTGAATGTTTGGATAGAAGTATTAGTTACTTAAATGATAAACCTAATACCGCAAAAATTGAATTTTGGAATGGGTCTACAATAACAGTAGTAGCAAGTAACTCAGGGGCACGTAGTGGTAGAGCTAATGTATTAATCGTAGATGAATTTATTTTAGTTGATAAAAATACAATTAATACAGTTTTAAGAAAATTCAAAGCGAATCCTCGTTCACCAAGATATTTAAGTAATCCTAAATACGCACATTTAACAGAAAGAAACCAAGAAATATATTTAAGTTCTGCTGGTATGAAATGGCATTGGAGTTATGCAAAATTTAAATCTTTCTTTAACTCTATGATGAATGGTAAAAAGTATTTTCTATGCGATTTGCCCTATCAATTAACCATAAAAGATGGATTAAGAATGAGAGAAGAAGTTCTTGATGAGATGTCAGAAGATGATTTTGACCCCTTGGCATGGTCTGTAGAAATGGAAGGAATGTGGTTAGGAGAAAATGAAAAATCATATTTTAAGTTTGATGATTTAGAACCAAATAGAACTATAAGTATGCCAGTTTATCCTAAAGACCTTTATGATTCATTTAAATCTGCACAATTTAAATATCCAATAAAAGCACCTAGAGAACTAAGAATATTAGCAAGTGATATAAGTGTTATGGCTGGAAAGAATAATGATGCAAGTGTTTATACTGTGATGAGACTAATTCCATTAAATAGTAATAAAACTGGAGAATATTATTCAAGAGAAATTATATATATGGAAAGTATGACTGGTGGTCACTCAACTATTCAAGCTATGAGGTTACGTCAATTATTTAATGATTTTGATTGTGATTACATAATTTTGGATTGTGCAGGTGTAGGAATGGGAATTTATGATAATTTAGTAC